CTGCTCAAGCTGCTTTACTGTACAATAATTCTAGTGCTAATGCTGCGATTGCAGTTTTAGATTTTGGAGGAGTTAAAACTTCTACAAATGGAACTTTTGAATTACAGTTTCCAACTGCTAACGCATCTGCTGGCTTAATCAGAATAGCATAAGGAGAAACTCCTTATGGCTACTGTTGGTTGGGGTAGAGATGGATGGAACACAGGCGCATGGGGTACATCACCTGATGCAGTAGCTGTCATTACAGGAATATCATCATCAACATCTGTTGGTAATGTATTTACTGCTGCGCCTTCTTTAACAATAATTTCAGGACAAGCTTTAAACAGTGTTCTTAGTGATGGAGTTGTTGCAGGAATTTCTATTTTTGAAACTATTATTGGTCAACAAGTTACATCATCAATTAATAGTGTATCTACTGGAGAAGGTAGAGAAGTTCCTATTACTGGAATTCAACAATTAGAACTTGAACTTAATTTTGGTAATGGTTGGGGAAGAGAAGAATGGGGTAGTGGAGCTTGGGGTACAGCATTAGGAGAAGTTGTTACAGGAAATGGAAATGTCTTTATTGAAGATGGTCAATCAGTAACTGCTTCAGTAGCTAATGTTGCAAATATTTTAGGTAATGCTGCGATATCAATTACAGGTGAAGGTGCAGTAGCTTCTTCAGGTGATTTTATTATCTCATCTAATAACTTTCTTTCTACTACAGGTCAACAAATTACTACAAGTATAGGAACTTACACAATAGCTGCAGGTGGAGCTATAACAGTAGTAGTTCCTGAATTTACAATAAACGCTGTTCTAGGTAACACAATAGCTGGATCATCGGCCAATGTATTTCTTACAGGTCAAGTTTTAAATACTTCATCTGGTAACTTTATAATTACAGCAGATCAAATACTTCCTATTACTGGAAGTAGTGCTAATGCTAATGTAAGCTCTATTACAATTAGTGCTTCACATTTTCAAGAAATGACTGGTCAAGAAATGACTATAACTTTAGATGATATTATACCTAGTACTAATAACTTTATTCTTCAAACAGGTCAAGAAATGACTGTTACACCAGTAAATTTAAGATTTTGGGATCCAATAGTCGATGATAATACTGAAACTTGGACTAATATTTAGTGTACAAATGAATACAAATATATATTATTTACAAATATAAATTTATAAAATATAACAAATTATGTCAACTTATTCTTCAGATTTAAAATTAGAACTAATTGCAACTGGTGATGCTTCTGGTACATGGGGTTCTGATACTAATAACAATTTAAATTTAATTCAACAATCTGTTGCAGGTTATCAAGCGATTGATGTTGCAGGTGCTGATGTAACTTTAGCAATGACTAATAAAACTATTTCTAATGCAAGAAATATGACATTAGAATTTACTGGAACTTTAGCAGCAAATAGAACTGTAAATTTTCCTGCAAGTTTAGAAAAAGTATTTAATGTAATTGATTCAACTAATCACGCTGGTTATACTTTAACTTTTAAAGTTACAAGTGCAGCAGGTTTTTTATTATGTGAAGGTAATAGTTATTTTTGTCATTCTAATGGAACTAATATTATTAAAGATTTAGAATTTAAAAAATGGAGAGCTATTACTGCAGCAGAAACAATTCAAGCTGGTTGTAAAATTTTAGCAAATACAAGTGGCGGAGCTTTTACAGCAACTTTACCAGCTAGTCCTGTTATAGGTGATGAAGTACATTTTGTAGATCAGGGTTATGATTTTAACACTAATGCATTAACAATTGGTAGAAATTCTTCTAATATAGCTAACTCAGCGGCAGACCTTGTAGTTAATACACAAGGTGCAGCTTTTGGATTAGTATATTCTGGAGACGCTACAACAGGATGGACATACACGGAGAAATAATATGGCAAATTACGAAGCAACTAAATATGATTTTGATGGAGCAAACCTTACAGGTATAGAAGGTACAGCTACAGGTACAATTTTACCATGGTCAGCAGCATCTCTTCCATCTGGATTTTTAGAATGCGATGGTACAGCAGTTTCAAGAACAACTTACTCTGCATTATTTGCAATTGTAGGTACTACTTATGGTGCAGGTGATGGTTCAACAACTTTCAATACACCTGATTTAGCAGACAATACACCAGTAGGAAAATCTGGAACTAAAGCTTTAGGTTCAACAGGTGGAGCAAATACTGTTGCTGTCACAGCTACAGGAAACGTTGGTGGTTCAACAGCAAATGCAACTTTATCAACAGCACAACTTGCTTCTCACAGTCATCCTGGAGGTATGAATAATACACCAGTGAATGGTGGTGTTCATGCTGCTACTGGTGCGTCATCTAATGCTACGGGAAGTGCAGGTTCTGGTTCTGGTCACTCTCATAATATGAGTGCAACTTTTTCAGGAAGCGCAGTTAATGCTGCAATCGTACAACCTTACATAGCTTTAATTTATATTATAAAAACTTAGGAGAAAAAAATGGCAACAAACGCAAATTGGACAATAGTATTTGATGATAAAATAATAATTAAAAATCATGCAGAAGGTGCTTCAGAAGGTATTGGGTATGTTATTAATAATGATTCTTTTTGGTCTGATTCTAAGTTTTCTAATATTTGGGCTATTCAATATGGAAATTCTATTACTTCTGATGAAGTAGAATATAGAGATACAGCACCTCATTCATCATTTGCTTATGCAAATATTGGAGATATAAGTCAATTTTCATCTAAATGGGACTCAGCACATTTAGTTAAATTACAAGAAGATTGGGATATTGATAATGTTGATGACGAAACTGACGCTGAAAAAATTACAAGATTAGGTGCAAGACCTACTTCTTATTCTTCATAATCTTTTATAAATAAAGTAGCTGTGTATCTCTTTAGGTTAGGTATATTACCTGCATGTGCTGAATGAATTTTATTTGATGGAAACATAATAGCTCTGTTTTCTCTAAACCCAATATGAGTGTCTAAATCATAACTATCGAGAGATTTATGATAAAATACAGTGCCATTAGTTACCGCTGTAGGACCAGAAATCATTATTAATATATTTAATAAACCGGCACCAACATCTACATGTGGTTTAAAATGATCTAAATTTCTTTGATCAATCCCTGAAGTGGAATTTATATCATTAATTTTTATTTTAAATTTTAATTCTGATTGTTTTTTAAATAATTCTAATAATTCAGGTTTATTTTGTAATTCCCATCTATTACCATAGTGGTTTTTTTTATTTTTTTCTACAGTATTGTTAAGAAACTGAGGTGTGTAAAATGCTTTAGTTAAAGCAAAGTCCTGTATAAATTTTAAATCGTTTTCACTAAAAAAATTATCTATTATTTTAATCATTACCTTAACATCATCCAAGAAGTTAGGATATATTTCCCCCCAGATAAAGGTGGATTTCCTCTATGGACATAGGGAAAACCTGCAGGCCATATAACAATTCTTCCTGTTTTAGGTTTTACTCGTTTTGAAAAATGTAAAAATTCTGTTTCTCCTCCATCTTCAACATCATTTAAATATATAGAAAAAACAAAAGCTCTTGCTTCATTATCAAAACCTTTTCCATGTTCTATGTGCCAAACATGATACCCTTCTGTAGGAAGTGTTTTTTGAATTTTTAAACAAGTAAAATGAAGTGGAACTCCATAAGCATCACTAGCTCCTGTATTTTCAATATAATGTTTAAGAGCTATATCAAAATTAAACATCATAGGTTTTAAAGATTCCCACCAAACATCTACGTTATTATTCCCTGCAAAAAATTGTTGATCTTGTTTTTGTAATATAGGGGATTTTTCAAAACCTATCCTATTGATTGTATTATTAAATTTATTTTGATCTTCATATAATTCAATAGCTTTTTTACACTCATGTTGCGTAATATAATTATCATACACCCCTATAAAATTATCTATGTTAACTGTTTTTTCGTTCATAATTATTTATTTAGTTGGTCGTAAGCATGATTTTTATTAGTACCATTTTTATTTACATAATGTAAAAAAACTTGAGCCATACCTTCACCTTTATATACACCTGGTCTCCAATGTTCTTGATCGCAACCAGCATATAAAATTGCATCACCTTCTTCTAATTCAAAAGATGTTCCTTCCACTACAATAGGCCAGTTATCATATTTTTTAATACATACTGTAACAGATATTTCACATGCTGGTCTATCCGTATGTTTTTTCAAAGTTCCACCAAACACATAGTATCTCCAATAAGCATATGTAGGAAGTAATTTTAAACTAGATTCTTGTTCAACTTTATGTAATTTTGTATCTAATACAGAAGTCATTAATGGATCATTGTACCATGCAGGTGAAAATGATTGACCATCTAATCTATAATCTTTATTTAAATCTAATTTATTATAACAATATTTCTCAAGTACCTCTAGTTCTTCTTTTGAAAAGAAATTTTTTATTAATTTATAATCTACTGTAGCCATGCAACTATACTATACCTTGTTCCTTTCGTAATAGGTTGAATACTATGGGGATACATAAAATTACTTGGAAAAAATATAATTGAACCTTTACCTAGTTTTAATCTTTTAATTTCTTTTTCTTTTTGATCTGTAAAAATTAAATCACCACCCTCATAGTCATCATTTAAATTAATAATAATACTTAAAGCTCTAATGGAAGTAGTAAAATGATCTGTGTGTATTTCATACTTTCCTCCAGGTGAATATTTTAATAAATCTATTTGATTGATTTTAGAGCTCATCATCTTAGGAAATTTTGCTTTGTAAAAAGTATATATTCTTTCTATTTCAGATTTTATATAGTTCCAATAAAATAAATCTGTAGGTGTATCAAAAGTTAAATGATAGCCTTTTACATTTCTTATATCTTTATCGAAACCACTCATAACCGTTAAATTTTTTTTAGCTTTATGGTTTGCCAAAGGTATAATTTTATCTATAAACTCTGTGGAGATTACATTTTTTATCTCGACAATTGCTTCTAAATGATCCATAATCTTGAGTTATTTTGTTTCTTTCATTATCTATATAATTAATATATAAAGCATTATATGCTACAAAATATAGTATATATTTTGTAATTTTACTGTATAATACAAAACTATGCCACTAACTCAATTAAACTTTCAACCTGGATTAGACACTGAGAATACTCCTACAGGAGCAGAAGGTAGATGGGTAGATGGTGATAAAATAAGATTTAGAAAAGGACTTCCTCAAAAAATAGG